AAACAGCAAACAGAAATCACCGGCAAGGACGGCAAGGATCTAATCCCTCCAACAATAACGCAGATTGAAATAATTAAAACAACAAAATAAGTTTTGTCGAACATTATTAAATAAAAATGCCTAAAATTACCGACTTTTATAAATTTAGTCGAACAAAATGAAAATTCAAGGCGGTTTAAACTTAGAATTTTTATTAAATGAATTTTCTTTTGAGAAAGCAGAAAAAGGAATAAAACAGGGATTTGTTTTAGAGGGTTCTTCAGGTTCGGGTAAAACATGGGATATAATACAATTCTTATTAATATACTGCCAAAACAACTACAATAAAAATAAAGACATTCTTATTTTCAGAGAAACATTTGCTGACCTTCGTAAAACAGTCTTAAAGGATTTTGAAAAAATACTACGGCTTTATAATTTATACAATCCCGAATTACATCGAAAATCTACACCGGTTACTTTTGAAATTTTTGGAAACAAAATATTTTTTACAGGATTAGATTCTATGTCTGCTCATGGCGAAAGACATGATATAATTTGGGGTAATGAAGGAATGGAATTAGATTTTGAAGCATGGAAACAATTAAATCAACGATGTAACGAGGCATTTATAACAGACTATAACCCTTCTTATACTGAACATTGGATTTTTAATTCTTTAATAACCCGACCTGACACAAAGTTTTTTCATTCAACTTTATTGGATTGTAGTTTTTTACCTGAAGGACAACGAAAAGAAATATTGTCTTATGAACCAACAGCTGAAAACATCAAGAATGGAACTGCTGATGATTATATGTGGAAAGTTTATGGTCTTGGATTAAAAACCGCAGCGAAAGGATTAATTTTTCAATATGTTAATTGGATTGACGACTTGCCGGATAGTGATAATTATTCTTATGGGCTTGATTTTGGATTTACAAACGATAGCACTTGTTTAACAAAAATGTGTTTACAAGGGAATGATTTATATGTTAAGTGTTTGCTTTACGAACCTATTGACAATGCACCTGCTTTATCTGATACACTTCATAATTTGGGTTTGCCTCGCAATATATTAATAACTGCTGATTGTTCAGATAAATATAATGATACCGAAATGGTCAGAGAGTTAAAAAATTTAGGATGGAATATAAAAAAAGTAAATAAGGGAAAAGGTATTTGTTGGCGTATCGGATTAATAAAGAAACACAAATTAAATTTGGTGAGAGACGTTAATGTTAAAAGAGAACAAGAAAACTATAAATGGCGAGAGATAAACGGAATGTCAATTAATGAGCCATTAGATAAATTTAATCACTTTTGGGATTCATTGGGGTATAATTATTTGGGAGTGTTAAATAATAATTTTGGATTTTAAATAAACAATTATATTATTTTTGTATTATCTTTATAAAAAATTTGTTATGAAAATTCCATTCACGTCCCTCGAAATAAAAAAATCCGAATCTATTAAAGCAAATAGAGTTAATGATGATAAGATAAATATTTTATATGAACAATTGTTAAAGTTTTTTGGTAAAGGTCAACTCATTTACAATAAGAATGATTTAACTAAAATAATAAATGAAGGATATTTATTTAATCCTGACGTTTATTCGATTATAAATAAAATCATTCAAACCGCCTCAATGATTGACTGGCAACTCTATGAAATAAAAGACGAAAAGGCAATAAAGCAATACAAAAGTTATAGAGGTAAGGGAATTGATGAAGCAATATATTATCAATCAAAAGCACTCGAACCAGTTGAACAACCCGAAATAACAAAACTTCTTAATTATCCTAACGAACAACAAACCTCTACGTTATTTACTCAATCATTACTTGGTTATTATTGTTTGCTTGGAAATTCATACTTAAATAAAATAGAGATTGCGGGAAACAAATATAATGTTACTGGTGAAATGCAAGTATTACCAGCGTATCTTGTTAAAATTGTATTTAGCGGAAGTTCTAAGAATATGATTGACAGTTATTCCATTGAAAATTTTAATGATGTTAGATATAATTTTCCAAAAGAAACTGTTTATCATTTTAAATCATTTAATCCCAGCGTTGATAGTGGAATGTTTATGTATGGAGCAGCCCCGACATTTAACGCTGTTCTTACAAAAAGTAATGATAGTTATATTGCTGCGACTGAATTAATACGTAATTTGGGAGCTATGGGAATATTGTCAACCGGAAATGACGACACAATAGACTCTGAAAAAACTCGTAAAATGGAAGCCCGTTATGCCGATAGATTTGGCGGAGCTTCTAAACGTGGGAAGATTTGGATTGTTGGTCATAAAATGGAATATCAAAACATAGCTCAATCAATAACAGATTTAAATTTGATACAGGGACAAGAACAGGATTTCCTTACATTATGCAGATTATTAAATGTTGATAGTCGCATAATGGGTTATGTTAAAGGTTCTACGTTTAGTAATATGCAAGAAGCCCGAAAAGATTTTTTACAAAACAGAATACTTCCATTAAAATATATGGAATCAGAGGCATATAATACTTTTATTTTACCTGCATTTTCAAAACAAGATAATAAAAAATATTATTTAGATGTTGATACAAAGGCAATTCCTGAATTACAAGTTGATATTGATAAGTTATCAACACGAATACAGAATGAAATTAAATCAGGAATAATAAAACCAGCGGAAGCAGCTAAAATGTTAGGTTATCCTGAATTAACCGAAACCGAAGCAAATCAATTATGGGTGGGAACAAATTTAATTCCGATGAAAAAAGCAAATGAACCCAAACAAATATTTTAATGAATAAAGCAAAAGAAATTGATATAATAAATTTACCTTTGGAATTTGTTATTAATAATTTAACTGATTATCAAAAAGAAATTATTTGTAATAAATTTTATATACTCAATAGATTTGCAGAACTTAGAAACGATATTAAAAATAAATATTCCCTTCAAGACATATATTTTATAATTTCAGAAGAAATAGGAATGCAACAAGAAACTATCCGGTTAATGTTGCGAAAAATTTATAAAATAAAAAGCTCCTCCACATAATTGACCGTAAAAACAATCGCATTTATATTCAATCCATATTTATAAAAATAAATATTTAAGATTGAATATGCTTATTATTTGCGGTCAATGGTTCAAGAAATTTAATAGTTAAAAAACTATAACAATATAAAATATAAATCTTAATTATTTTTGTTAGGATAAATATTTTTATATGCCATTTGCTAACGAACACGCAAGTCGTTTAATTTCGTCTAAAGAGCTTGAATCACGCACTGGATTTCAGAGAGTAGCACGTACACATGGAAGTGGCAAGGGAAAAGTTCAAGGCGTTTCTATTCCAGTTACAATAGATGTTATTTGGTATGTTTATAAAGATGGGGCTGTTATAGCACAAACATTACGTTTCCCTATTGAGCATTGGAGTTCCGCCGAAGCGTTAAAATGGTTAAAAGATAATAAGATTAAATATTTGTCTTTTGAAAAAGCAACCAATGGCAAAAGTGAAGAAAATCCTGATACAAAAAACTTTACAAGCCAAATAAAAGATATTGATGAAAAGGGTATTGTTTCAATCTATGTAAATGGATTTGGAAACGTTGATTCCGATAATGATGTTTCTGAAATTGGAAGTTTTGATAAAACTTGTCGAGAAAGATTTAAGCAAATAAAACATCTTAAAGACCATGATAGAACACAATTACTTGGTTGTCCCTTGGAATTCATGCCAGATAATTATGGTTTACTTGTTCGTTCTGCAATGAACTTAGAAAAACAAATGGTAAAAGATGTTTATTCGGACTATAAGTTTTTTATGGAACACGACAGAACTCTTGAACATTCTATTGGTTATCGAGCAATAAAATATAATATTGATGAAGTAACGGGAATAAGACATATAACTGAATACAAATTAATGGAATATTCGACACTTTCTTTCTTAGGTGCAAATTCAAATACTCCATGTGTAGGAATTAAAGGAGAAGCAATTAAAATACAAGAAGAAATAAAATTACTGAATGATATGCTTACTAAAGGCAGTTATTCGGATGAAAAATTTATTCAAATCGAAAATAAATTAATAGAAATTAAAAGTAAGATTGAAGAAATGAAAACACTCAATGGGAAGCCGTCAAATGACACTCCCGAAATAGTTGAGCCGGATTTATTATTAAAATCTGAAATAAATTATAATTACTTAATTATGAACTTAAAAATCCAAAAATAAAATGGAAGATGAAGAAAAAAAATTGCTCGATGTAATCGAAGCAAAAGTAAAAACATGAGTAGATGAATCTAAAACGGGTTTAATTACTAAGGTTGACTTTGATGCCAAAATGGTTGAAATAACAAACGACCTTAAAGCTATCAAGGAAAGTAAAGCAGTTGAAGACTTAACTGCAAAACTTGCCGACATAAAAGAACAATCGGACAAACAAGGAACTGAAATTACAAAATTGTTTAATATTGGCACTCCTCAGAAAAAAGTTGAAACACTTGAAGATGTTATCAAAGAAACTTTAAACGAAACTGAAATTAAGGAATTTTTGACAAAGAAAAAAGGTTCAACAAATAAAATTGATTTGAAGGTAGCGGGGGATATGACAGAATCCGGTAATTTAACAGCAGGAAGTATTCTTATTACTGACCAGCCTCGAAGGGATATAATCGAATTAAAAACTCGACCTATTCACATGAGGGATATTATGTCAATAGGAACAACTCAAAAAGATAGAATTCCTGTTGTGAAGCAAGCAAATTATGAAGACGGAGTTCTTTATAAAGCTGAAAACACAGCATCTAATCAATCTGATTTTGATCTTGTTGAAACTTATGTAAACGTTGAACGTTTATGTACTCACATGATAGTATCGAAGGATTTGCTCGATGATGTTCCTGCATTAACTTCTTTTATTACTAATCATATGCCAAAAAGAGTAAAAACACTGGAAGACCAGCAAATACTTTTTGGTTCAGGTACGACTCCACAGATACAAGGAATAACTGGAGTAGCAACAGCATTTGCAGCAGGTTCTTTTGCAACGGCAATACCGGCAGCTAACGAAATTGATGTATTAAGAGTAGCATTAGCAAATCTTAATGTTGCTTTTTATAGTCCTTCGGCTATATTAATGCACCCAACTGATGTAGCAATAATTGATACATTAAAGACAAGTTCAACAAGAGAATATCTTGGTAACAATTATTTAGTTAGCAGAGATTCAAGTACAGGATTAATGAGTATTGCAGGTATTCCAATAATTCAGAATACAGCAATGACAGCAGGGTATTTCTGTATTGGCGATTTTAACGATGCAGCAGAAATTGTTGACAGAAAGAAACTTACTATACAAATGTCAGATAGTCATTCAGATTATTTCATTAAGAATATGATTTGTATTTCTTTTGAAGAAAGAATTGCACTTCCTATTTATTATAATGGAGCTTTCTGTTATGGACAGTTCAGTGTAGCAAAGGCAGCTATTACAAGTGGTTCATAAGAACTTTTGTAAGAAGAAAAAAGGAAGTGATTAAATTTGCTTCCTTTTTTTTATTTATATTAGTTTATTTATTATTTTTGTATTAATGAAATATCCTATTCAAAAACCACAAACCGAATATATATTTAATCAATTTTTTGGTATAGGTGATATTTTATTTATAGAGCCGATAATGAGAAGGTTTTTTAGAGATGGTTTTAAAATTATTTTACCAGTGCTCCAACAATACATGGACTTACAAACCTATTTTCCGTATATAAATTTCATTGAAAAGGATAAATTAAATATAAATTATGAAGAACAAAAATTAATATCTGATAATGGCAGAATAATTATTCCTATGCGTTGGAGTAGAGAATATTTTAAAGGTTGTTTATATGATACAATGCGTAATAAATATAGAATGGTAGGCATGGAATTAGATGAATGGAGAAAATTAACATGGTTGAGACATAGATATAAAGAGGATAAATTAAAAGAATTATTAAATATAAAAAACGGAGATAAATATAATTTAATAAATTGCAACTTTCACACATTTGATAATTGTTTTAAAAATATTTCTGTTAAAAATGAATATCGAAATATTAATATGAATTTTATTGATGGTTATAATTTATTGGATTGGGCGGGAATCATAGAAGAAGCAACTGAAATACATACTGTAAACACATCATTATTTTTTCTGATTGAAACACTTAAATTACAAGCAAAAGAACTACATTTATATTCACGTAATTCAGAAGGAAGGGATTTTTTGCAAACGGAATACTTACATAGCAAAAATTATATAAGGCATATATGAAAATAAAAATAAGAAATTTTGAATTTCAAGTTGAGAATGATTTATCTTTTTGGAATAATATTAGTAAATGGGAACAATATTCTTTTAATATACTTGATAAATTTTTAAATAAAGATAGTGTATTTATTGATATTGGAGCATGGAACGGAGTATTAAGTTTATATGCTTCCAAAATAGCATATAAGGTATATTCTTTTGAACCGGATAATATTGCTTATGAAAATTTTATAAATAATATTATAAAAAATAAATTATTTAATATTTCTTGTAGCAACAAAGGAATAAGTAATAATGAAGGCAAGAATAATTTTTATATTAGAACCGCTGGTGATAGTGTGAGCAGTTTAATTGATAGGCAAAATAATAATTATATTGCTAATGAAATCAAAACAATAGAAACAATAAAACTATCATCTTTTTTATTAAATAATAAAATTAATCCTACGCTTATTAAAATGGATATTGAAGGTGGCGAGATATTTGTTATTGAAGAAATGAAAGACTATATAAAAAAATATACTCCTACAATGTTTATTTCTTTTCATCCGGCTTGGTTTCCCGACAAAGATAATGACATAAAAAACGTAGTTGATATTTTAAGTATATATAATATTTATAATTATAATTTTACACAATATACTAAAGAACAATTTATTAAAAGTTTAAATTCAACGGAACACGCTTTTATATTTGTAAAATGATAAAAAATATTTTAGTTTTATGTCCGCACACCGATGATGAAATTCATTGCTTTGGTTCACTTGTTAAATTTAAAGAACAAGGAGCAATAATTGATATAATTGCTTTTTCATTTCCTAAAGATATTCCTGAATTACAAAACGAATTTATTAAAAGTTGTAAGTTATTAAATGCTAATAAATTTATATATAATTTTGAATTAAGAAAATTAAAACAGAACCGACAGGAAATTTTAGAAATATTAGTAGAATTTAATAAAAAAGAATATGATTTAATATTATGCCCAAGTTCTTTTGATACTCACCAAGACCATGAAGTTATTAATAGAGAATGTTTCAGGGCTTTTAAATATACTACAATATGGGGTTATCAGGTAGCTCATAATTGCATGGAATTTAAACAAGGGATATTTGTAATATTAAATAAAAAACAACTTGATTTAAAGATAGAAGCGATAAAATGTTACCAAACGCAGAAAAATAGAATGTATTTTAATAATGGATTCTATCAATATATGGCTAATATGTTAGGAGTTCAAATAAAACAACAATATGCTGAGGTATTCGAGAATATAAGAACAATAATAAAATGAATTTATTAACTTAAAATATGCAATATGAAAAAAATAAAAATAAGATATATCGAAGAACGATATCGAGATGATGGTATTTGGTATACATTACAAATAAAAAAAATATTTTTTTGGATTGATATTAAATATCGTCAATGTTTGCCTTTAAATGACAATGTTCAGAAATATAGAAAAAAGACAAAGGAAGAATTATTTAAAATAGTTATGGAAGATTATTTTAAGATAAATAAAACACATATGCAAATAATTGAATTTCCTTCTATAATAAAATATTAATAAAATGCCCAAATTATCATGTCATCAACCAAATTATTTTTCAAATAATAATTATTTTGAGAAAATAAAACAATCAGATATATTTGTTTTACTTGATGATGTTCAATTTGAAAAGAATGGTTTTACAAATAGAAATAGAATACCAACAAAGAACGGAGATTTATGGTTTACAATACCAATAATTCATGAGGAGAAACAATTAATCAAAGATGTTAAAATTGCAGTTGATATTTGGAAAGAAAAACATAAAAGAACAATTGAAAATATTTATGGTAAATCAAAATTTATAGAACATTTTTTTGATAAGGAATCTAATTATAATTATAATAGCGAAAAATTAATTGATTGGACATGGCGTAGTATTTTGTTTGTTATGTCTGAATTAAATAAAATAAATAATGATTGTAGTGCTGCTTTTTTAAAAATGAAATTTTCATCTGAATTAAATATTAATACAACCGGAACACAAAGAATTATTGATATTTGCAAATATTTTAAAGCAGATACTTATTTGTCAGGCAACGGAGCAAAAAAATATATGGACATGGAATTATTTGAGCAGAACAATATTATAGTTGAATTTATGCCAGAAAAATATGAGCCATATTCAATTTTAAATACTATACTTAAATGAAAACGGCTGTAATAATACCAACACATAATAGACCAGAATATTTAAAGAAATGTTTTGATAGTTTACAAAAGACTTTTTTGCCTAAAGAAACTTTATTATTTATTATTGATGATGGTTCTGATAACGAAACAAGAAAAATTATAAAAGATTTTAAAAAAGAAAATTGTATTATTGAAAAGATATTTAAGGAATACAATAAAGGTGTTTACGATTCATTATTAATAGCTTATGATTATTGTTTTAGTAACGGTTATGAATATGCAATACTTATAGGAAGTGATTGTATTGTAAATAATTATTTTTATGATATAATGAACTATTATAAAAAATTATTTCCTAATAATGTTATTAGTGGTTTTAATACATTAACATTATCAGAATTAGGCAAACCTCGACATCCTATTATTTATAATGGTGGATTTTATGTTGTTAAAAATACTTCTTGTTCAGGTTGTAATGGCATAAATGAAAATACTTATAATAAATATATAAAACCAACATTATTACAGCGACAAAAAGAAAATAAATTATGTTATGATACAATTTCATCAAGGAAAGCATCTGTTGATGGTAATTTAATTATATGTACTGTACCAAGTGTAATGGAACATATAGGCGTAGAAAGTTCATTAGGACATGATGATAATCCTGATATTTCCATTGATTATAGAGATTATATAGAACTAACAAATAAACAAACAAAAAAGGAAATAACATTTAATTTAGCCACTTATCCTAAAAGAGAAAAACAATTTAAAGAAGTAATTAATAATTTACTTTCAATAAATATAATTGATAAAATAAGAGTTTACTTAAATGAATATAAAGAAGTTCCTGAATTCCTTTATGATAATAAAATAGAACATATTATCGGAAAAGAAAATTTAAAAGATTCGGGAAAGTTTTACTGGGCAAATACTTATAAGGACGAATACTATTTTACTATTGATGATGACCTATTAATTGATGAAAATTATATCAAAAAACATATTGAATTATTAAATAAATATGATAATAAAATATTTGTATCTTTACATGGAAAAATTTTAAATGAAATTCCGGCAAATTTCAGAGATTTGAATAAATATTTTCATTGCTTAGAACAAGTTATAAATAATGAATGGGTTAATTTTGTCGGTACTGGTGTTATGGTCTTTGATAATTCAAAATATAAAATACCAAATTGCCTTTTTAAATATCATGGAATGGCGGATTTGTGGATTGCTTTGTTTTGTCAGATAAATTATATACCTTGCTTAGTACGCAAGCATGAAAATAACGAAATCAAACTTATCTATAATGAAAACGAAACATTATGGAATCAGCAAGCATCTTTTATAAAACAACATGAAGAAATATTAAGAAGTGTAAAAAAATGGAAATTAAATAATAATATATGAAACATTATATTTTTACACGATGGAATTTATCTGACGTAGACATGAGTGTTTATGATACTGATAAGATATTTAATGCCTATGGTCGTAAAATAGATGCAGAAAAATGGATGCAGGAAAGAATTATTTTATTTGAAAAATACTGCCTGCCATCAATAGAACGCCAAACAAATAAAAATTTTACATGGTTATTAGCATTTGACAAGAAAACCCCTGAACATATTTATAAAAAATATGAAAAATATTCATTTATAAAAATTATTTTTGAATTTCCTGCTGTTTATTTAAGAAATTTATATGGTAACGAAATAAAGGATAATGTTATAATTATAACAACCCGATTAGATAATGACGATTGTGTTGCTCCAACTTTTATAGAAGAAATACAAAAAAGAAATGAAGATATAACAAAATTAGTGGATTCTTTAGGTTGTCAATATGATTGTGTAAACGACAAGTGGTATATATTAAATAGACCTTTTGCTAATAGTGCATTTTTAAGTGTTATAGAAAAGGTTGGTGAAAATAAAGATATACCAATTAAAACTTGTTATTTCAAACCTCATCAAAATATGCACCTAAACTTTACAAATGAATGGATTAACGAAATTCTTTATTGTCAAGTATTACATGGCGATAATTTAGGAAACAAAATAGATGGAATATTAACAGATAAATTAACTAAATTTTTCTAAATATGCACACGGAACAAATTGCATTTTGTAAAAGCGTTAAAGATAAATTTCCAGAATATTTTAATGCTAAAAAAGTATTAGATTGTGGCTCATTAGATATTAATGGCAATAATAGATATTTATTTAATGCTTGCGAGTATGTTGGTATTGATGTGGGGGAAGGTAACAATGTAGATATTATTAGTTTCATACATCAATTTAACAAGCCCGATGAAACTTATGACACAATAATTTCCACAGAATGTTTTGAACATGATATGTATTACGAGCAAAGTTTGCAAAATATTTGCAGATTATTAAAATCGAAAGGGCTTTTCTTTTTTACCTGTGCAACTATCGGCAGACCTATTCACGGAACTAAAACAGAATATACAAGGGATTCTCCCTTAACATCTAAAATTGAAGTATGGTGTGATTATTATAAAAATTTAATTGAAAGTGATATACGGAAAGCTATTGATGTTGATAATATATTTTCAGAATATAAATTTATACTTTCACTTGCACCTATGACATTAAAAGATTTGTATTTTTATGGTATTAAAAAATGATTGACATAATACAATATAAAGACAAAGAATATCCGTTATTTCAGGCAAGTGGATTCTCTGCAAGGTTTTGTTTTCCTTTTGCTAAAGAAGTTTGTAAGGGTATTGGTTTTGATATAGGATGTGCAAAAGAAGAATGGAAACTCGAAGGAGCTATCCCTATTGATAAATCTTTTCCCGACGAATGGGAAGCCATGAACTTACCTGATTTCATGGTAGATTATATTTTTTCAAGTCATTGTCTTGAACATCTTGATAACTGGGTAGATGCTTTGAATTATTGGACAGAACGAATAAGAAAAGGCGGTGTTTTATTTCTATATTTACCGGATTATTCACAGGAATATTGGCGACCTTTTAATAATCATAAGCATATACATATTTTAAAACCTGAATTTATAAGAGATTATTTAATTAATAGTGAAAAATATTGTAATATTTTTGCAAGTAGTATAGATTTGAATAATTCATTTATTGCAATGGCTCAAAGAAAATGAAAATATATAATATAATATCACATAATAAACCAAAACGACTTATCAAAACAGTTGAGGGCATAATAAACCATATTGATATTATAAATATTGCTTTGATTTGTCCTGTTTTAATTCCCAATGAATTGCATAATGAAAAAATAAATTTATTTTTAATGGATTCAAAAACTGATGCCTTTAAATTTCTAAAATCACAAAATCCAGAAGGAATTACTATTAATACTGATGACAATGTAGTGTGTTTAGTTATAGTTCCTGTTTATAATGAAGAAATAAAAATAAAAAAATGTATTGAAAGCATATTAAATCAAACATATAAAAATATACAAATAGCAATAATAGATGATTGTAGCACCGACAAAACGATTGAAGCAATTAAATCATATAAGGATGAACGAATAAAGATTTATAGAAATTATACAAATAAGGGTTGTTATAATTCTATTAACGTAGTATTACAGAACGAAACTGATTGGGATTGTTTTATGATACAAGGAGCTGATGATATGATGCAAACTGATAGAGTTGAAAAACAAATTATTTCAGATGGATATATGGCTTCAATTTGTATGTACAACCATGAAGGAATAGATAACGTACAATCTGGTGTTTATGGTCATTCTATGCTTTGTTATTCAAAAAAAGTATTTGAAACTATTGGCTATTTTGATAATACAAGACATACTGGAGATACAGAATATTGGTTAAGATATTTTAGAAAATTTGGTGAAAAATTATTAAATAGAATACCCGAAGAACTTTATTTAAGTTATGAAAATAATAATGGATTAACAAAAAAATATAAATTATTTGGTGAAGAAAGAAAAGAATATTATAATAAGTTTGAACAAGAACATATTGAAATGAATAAAAACGGCAATTTTTATAGAGATTTTATTGACAAGGAAAGAATTTATATAGGTATTGCCACTATACCTGAAAGAGAAGAATCATTAAAAGACACTATTGATAGTATAATTAATCAGTGCGATGAACTTCATATTTATTGCAATAAATGGAATAATATACCCAATTTTTTGATTAATGATAAGATTGTAATTTATGATAGCAATAAACTTGAATCAGATGACTTGGGGGATGTTGGGAAATTTTATGGACTTCAAAATAAAATCGGTTATTGCTTTACTATCGACGATGATTTAATTTATGATAAAAATTATGTAACAAAAATGATTAAGGGATTAAAAAAATATAACAATCCGGTTACATTACATGGCAAAATATTTAAAGAACCACCTATTGAATCATATCATAGAGGGTCAATTATTATTAATTGTAGGTGTCAGGATATTGTTGAAAATGATATTCCAATACAAATAGCTGGAAGCGGAGTATTAGCATGGCATAGTGATATGATTGATATTAATATAGATGATTTTTATTATAAAAATATGTCTGATATTTTTATAAGTATTTTTATGCACAAAAAAGGATTAATGATTTGGTGCTTAGAACATAAGGCGAGATTTATAATAGAAAGTGAAAAAATAGATGAAACCAAATCAATATGGACTTTAAATAATATGAATGATGAAAGACAAACTAAATTAATTAATGATAATTATAAATATTTTAATTTAATTGTTGATAATAAGGAAAAAAATATTATATTTGCTGAAGAAGAACCTAAGATAAAACAAGAAATTAATATTAAAATTCAAATAATTGATGATATTATGAGTAAAATATTAACAGTAAAAGTAATTAAAGATAAAGACAATGGTATTAAATTTGCTCCAATTGGGAATATTTTACATCTCGAAGAAAGTACGGCAAATGTTTTAATAAGCAAGGGACTCGTTGAATTAATTGAAAATAAAAAACCAGAACCGGCAAAAGTTGAAGCAACGACACATTTACATCAGAAAGAAGAACCAGAAAAAAGTGAAGCAAAGGAAGACAAACAAGTTTCAGAAACAAAAGAATTAAAAGAACATATTGAAACAAAAGAAGCGATAACAACCTTAAAGCGACGGCGACATCCTAAAACAAAATAATTATGGCAGCATTATTTAATAGTATTACGGATTTTACCGGCGAAATAAATATCACTCAGTCTAAATATGGAAAAACCGATTTATCTTTAATAATTGCAACGGTTGAAGAAGAGATATTAAAGAGTTTACTTGGTGAAGATTTATATTTAAAACTCATTACAGATTGTGCAACTGGTGTTCCTGTTACACAAAAATATATTGATTTAGTAAATGGCAAAACATATTCGGTTGATAATGAAGATGGCGTAACTGTAAATGTAAATTATCAAGGAATTAAAAAAATGCTTCGTTATTTTACTTATGCTGAAATATTAAAATATCAAGAATCTCAAAATACCGAAGTTGGACAAGTTGAAGCAGACCAAAACAATTCGGTTAGAATGAGCAAATCACAATTGGCAGTTAAGATTGAAAAATATTACAATAACGGAATTGCTTTATATGGTTATGACATTGAAAATTATAGTGATTATATTACAAATCCTATTTATGGAAATACACCAATAACTGATTGTTATGCAACCTATAATAATAAATATAAATACGATTATTATATTGAATTAGTAAAAGGTTCGTGTTTTAATTTTCTTTATAAAAACAAAACAGATTATCCCACATGGCAATTTACTGTAAAAGATTTAATGTTTCTTAATGGATATTTATAATGGCAACAAGCATAATCACTTTACTTGAAGAAATAATTGAAAGCATACGTGATACTGATACTATTACGAGCATAACAAATTCTGGTACTACATATACTATCAATACTGCCAATACACATAGATTAGTTGTAGGTGATTATATAAAAATAAATTCAATCGAATATAAAATAACTTCACTTACCGTTAATACTCGTTTTACAGTAACTTCAACATCGGCAATAACCGGAACAACGTGGACTGCATCTGCGCCATATTTTTATTATGGAACAGTTCAATATATTTCAAATTCTTTAGATAAAATTACAGATTATCAAAATAAATTTCCGGTTATTGTTTTATTTGAAACAATGCCCGCAGATGTAAATGATAATAATACATCAACAATTGAACGAACTATTGATTGTGAAATGTATTTTATGGATGAAAGCGATTACGTGAATTTTACATCAGATGAGTATTATACGCAAGTTATTAATCCTATTCAATTATATGTAGATTCATTTATTGAAGCATTAAAAGTTCATGCGCAAATAGGTGAATTAGATAGGCATAATGAAACTCCTTATTCGGTTTGGAATATGATCAGACTAAGCACTGGAAAAAATGTTTTTAATGCTAATCTTTCAGGTATTGGATTAAGAATAAATATTCCCATTAAAATACTTCCAAGAACTAATTGCAGTTAAAAATAGTTAAAAAACTATAACAATTTACAGAATAAAGATTAATTATTTTTGTATATAACTAAATTATATAAAAATGAATCTTTGTGATTGCACCCTAAATTATACAAATACTGGTGTTCCAAATTGTAAGGAATTACTGGATGCTGCAAGAATGCTTATTCTTGTTCCAACATATCAAGCCGACGGCTCTACAAGAAATAAAATAGCAACCGGTGATACATTAAATGATGCTTATTTTATAGCATTGATAAATCAGGCAGATAGCTATAAACGTTGGTATCCGCTACCTAAACTTGATAATGTCGAAGACAATAGAGCCGATGCAGTTTATTGGACTAATGCAGCCGGTAAAAAAATATTTGTTTCCGATGCACCAAGAACTTTCAAAGCATTAATAATGAAAGAACCAGTACAATTAAAGGAAAAACTTGATAATTGGGGTTGTTTGGCTCTTTCTGCTTTTATTGTAGATAAAGCAAAGCAATTACATGGCGATTATGATGGCACTGATTTGTATCCATTTCTTATTGACATGGAAACTTTTTATGCTAAATTAATGAAGCCAACTGATACAATTCCACAACATATTGAATTGACATTTGAATTTGATGAAAGTATTGATGACGGCAATATAAGACATATTACACAAACTGAACTGGGTTGTGATTTGCTTGCAAAAACAGGATTGAAAGATGTAACAATAGGAGCAGCAACTGGCTTAGCAACAACAACTGCCACAGTAACCTTATCGCTTGCCTATGGTTCATTTAAAACTGCTCAAAAATGTACAGACTTGGCAAAGACAGATTTTGTTTTATATAATGATACAGATGATTCAGGTCATGCAGCACCGATAACTTTAACATCAGCAACAGAAAGTCCTGACGGTACTTATGCTTTAGTATTTCCGGCTCAAACTTCAAGTGATGTAATGTATTTAACAGGAAGTCATAACGGATTTGAATTTAATCATATACATTTTACTATTCCATAATTTATTTAATTAACTTAAAGCACTTGGGCGGGCGTACATAGCCCGCCTTTTTTATTAAAAATGCAAATATTAATAGATAAAATAAAAGAATTAAAAAAACAACGTATCGAGATTATGATTTTGGATATTTTAAAAAGAAATGATATACAAAAGAAAATTCTTGATATGGTTCGTATTAATCAATTATTAGAGCATGGTGTATCTGAAGACAATGTTCGTATTGGTAGTTATTCTCCTTATACGATTCAATTAAAAAAAGAAAAGGGGCAAAGAACTGACCATATTACACTTTTAGATACAGGAGTATTTTATGATAGTTTTTTTATTTCGGTATTAGCGGATACATTTGTTATTAATGCAAATGATGAAAAAGTAAATGAAAAAGGAGAAACTATTTTATTGACAGAAAAATATAATTATGCTGGAAATATAATGGGACTAACAGAGGAGAACATGGATAAATTAATAATCTTATTAAAAAACGAAGTAAATAAAAAATTATGGCAAACAATAAATCAATAGTTTTGAGTTGTAAAAATTGCGAAGACAAGCCAAAATTAATACAAAGCAAAAAATTAAAACATGGTGTTATAAAATCGCCTGACGGCAAAGAAGTAAGACAAGTATTTGTTTATGATTTAATTTGCTCTAAATGTGATCATATTCATCCTGAACTTAAATTTGTAACTGATAGAATATGATTTATAATTCAATATATAATTTGCCTATTTGGAATTTTCAAAAAATTAATAAAACTGGTGATTTTGGTTTTCTTTATGAACAATATCGAAAGCCGGAAAAGAAAGCTGAATCTATTTGGAGTAAAATAATGGATGAATATATAAAGGAATTTGGAGTTAATGAATTATTGATTGAGTATTTGGAATTACAAAAACAAGCAATAGAATTTTACAAACAAGCATATATTGATGGTGATAGGGCAATGAAAAATTTTGCAAGAATAGCGGAAGAAGAAGCAGAAAAATTATTAGAAAATAATAATAGTGATGATAATAAATTATATGCTTTTGTAGCAAAGCAAATGGGAATACAAATAAATCCGGTAAAAACAAGCACTTATGAATTTATGAATTATTTAAAATTGATAAATGGCTAAAAAAATACAGGCAACTGATATATATGATGTTGCTTCGTTTGAAGCATGGCTAAAATCTTTAGATTTAATTGAAAATAAATTGAAGGATATTTTGGATATTTCGGGAAAATCATTAAAATCAAATATAAAAATAACATCAAGTAAAGATTTACAAGAACAAACTACTGCGATAAATCAAGCAAAAGAAGCAACAAAAGGATTAAATGAAGTTGAAAAACAAAGGAAGGTTATTTCGGCTCAATTAACAGAAGCTGAAAAAGAACAATTTAGAATAAGAGGACAAAGACGAGTACAACAGCAAGAGCAAATGCAACAGGCAAAAGCTGAAATGCAGATTGAAAAGAATCGTAAACAGCTTTTAGATTTAACAACTGCTTCACTTGCTGATATGCGCAGAGAACTTGCTAATTTAAAGGGAATGTCATTTGTAGGTAAATCACCCGAAGAAATAAAAATATTAAAATTGAGAATGGGTGAATTAATGGATAAAATTGCCGATACAAATGCAGGAATTAAAGCACTCGGTCAAGATACTTTTCCATTAATGATTTCGGGATTAAAATTTATATCGGCAGGCGTTGAGGGTGTTGTTGGTACGCTCGGATTGATGGGTATTGAAAGCGACAAGTTAAAAAATGTCGAAAAAACAATGGTGCAACTTATTGCTGTTACGCAAGCGTTAGCTGAAATCGAAAAGGTACTTGAAGAAAGAAAATTACAAGCTATAGCAATACGAATAAGAGAAACGACTTTAACAATAAAGGATAATGTTACAAAATGGGCTTCCGTAGTAGCAACAACAGCACAAGCAAGAGCAGAAGAAACTAAGGCGGTTGCAGTTGGTAAAGGAAATATTATAGTAAGGGCAGCAGCAGCAGTACAATGGTTATGGAATGCAGCTTTGGCAGCAAATCCAATAGGATTAGTAGTTACCGGAGTGATTGCTTTAGTTGCCGCAATAGGCGGATTAATTTGGTGGATGAATAAAAATACTGAAGCCACATTAAGAAATTCCGAAGCAGCAGAAAAATACTTAAAAACAATAGGGGAAACAAATGAAAAATATAAACAAAAAGCACAATATCTTAAAGATATTAATGCAGTGGAATCAGAACAATTAACAAACGAAATATTATTAAAAGAAAACGAATCAGAAAGATTATTATTTAATTGGAAATTATATTATCAATTAGTTTTAAAAGGACATACAGAATATAATGATAAACTTATTGAATCAGCAAAACTATACAAAGAAAATGAAGAGAGTTTAAACTCTTTAAGACGTAGGCAACAAGTTTCCTTACAAAATGAAATTGATAATATTATAAAATCGGATAAAGAAAAAGAAAAAGAATTATCTGAAGCAGCAAAAAAAAGAATTGAATTAAGAAAAAAAGAATATGATGATGCTTTAAAGTTATTAATAGAAGCAAGAAAAAAAGAACAAGACGAATTTTATAAATGGCTTGAAAACGATAGAGAATTAAATAAAAAAATTGATGAAGAAAGAAAAAAAGAAATTACTGATGCAAATCAAGAAGGATTAGATATTGCAGAAAAAGAATATCAAAATAGAACTGATAATATTGCTAAGGAATATAAGGATTTACTTGAAAGTTTTGATAAAAAGAAACAATTACGTGATGCTGCTTTAATTGTATTGGAAGAAAGCCTAAATAAAGAAAATTCCGCCAAACAAAAAGCTCTTGATAAAGAAATTGACCAGAGAACAAAACATCAACAATTACTTCAAGAACTCGCTACGAAAGGCATAGAAAAAGCATCCGATAACTTAGCTTATGAGCAGAAAAGACTTGCAGAAGCGGAGGCAAAAAAACAGAAACTTGAACAAAAACAAAAACAAAATGAATTAATGTTTACGGCTTTAAAAACATATACGGCAAAAGTTGAAGCAAATAATAAAAATCCTTTAAGTTCGACAATAAAAGATATTTCATTATTAAGGGCATTTATAGCGAGTTTACCGACATTTTTTGAGGGGATTGAGGATACCGGAGAAAGAGGTGATTTGGATTCAAGGGGAGGCAAATTAGCGGTATTACATCCACATGAAAGAGTTGTATCAGCTATTGATAATATATATATGAATGGATTAACTAATTTTGAACTATCAAAAGCAGCTATAAAATACAAACAGACTAATTCAGAAAATAATAGATTTGAAAATAACGAAAAAATATTACAAAAATTTGATAGTTTGGAAAATACAATTAAAAATCAAGAATATTATTTGGGTAGGGATTTTGATAAGACTGCACAGGCAGTAATCGAAAGTATAAAAAAAGGTAATAATTTAATGAGAAATCATTATAAAATTAAAGGGTTATTTACATGATAGAAAAATATCATTGTAAGGATTGTGAGTATTTTACCGAATCGACATGTCCCGATAAACGAAGTAAATGTTTAGGTAAATGTTTTGCGAACATGATTAAAAATGAGCCAATAGAAATAAATTCAGGAAATTCAATTTGTAGTAAATTTATTTTAAAAGGAACAATAATAAAAGATTAAATGTCAGAATTAGGCAAAAAAGCATTAATAAAATTTTATCTTAACGGTCAGCAGGTTTCTGCTCCTACCGACTGGCAAGGTATTGATATATTGGCTACATTTGATAATGAAAGTACGCAGGCAAATATTACTATTGATAAATTTACATTTGTATTAACAGAATATCAAAAAATAATTGATTATATTAATAAAGGACTTATTGGCGGAACTGGAATAACTGAGGGATTTCCTTTTAAAATTCAAACATATAATGATAAGAATAATTATTCTGTATTTGATGGATTTTTAAATTTATCAGATGATATCGAAATTGATGAAGTAAATGGAAAAATAAAATCAAAAATAAGACTTTCCGATGGTTTAAATACGTTAGATGAACAATTATCAGCTTTGTCATTTGGATATTTACAGGATGAAAAGAAAGTTTTTACTCAGTCTGATTATACAACTATCAATTACATTGTGGAAAAAAAATTAAATTTTCTTGAAGTTATTATTTCTATTATTATTGAATATTTAATGATAAAAGAATTATGGGAACAAACATATAAGGCTGCTTATGCTATTGCTGATGCAGTGGCTCATATTGCCGGTGGAGTTACAGGAACATTAGCAGGAACATTATTTACAGTGGCTGTCGCAATAATAAATATAACAGTATTCGCTTTAATATTAACAGCAGTAATGGAACTTGGGAAAAATTTAATAAATCAATTTATTCCACCAAAAAGAGAAACTAAATGTTTAAATTTTAATACTGCTATAACTAAAATAGTACAGTATTTAGGGTATTCATTTTATTCAAATATAACTGATTTATCACAGGCATATTATTTACCAAGTAATCAGAATTATGACGAAGATGATAATTTTGGTTTTCTTAAAAAAGTACATGGAACAGAAACCGGAATACCGAATATATCTGATTATGGTTATAATTGTTTGGATTTTTTTGAACTTGCAAAAAATCTTTTTTCCGCAAAATATGCAATTATTAATAATACAATTTATTTAATTAATGAATTTGATAATTTTTGGATAAAACAAAGTACATTTAAAATGCCTTCTGTACTTAATAAAGTTAAACGATATAATACAGAAGAATTAATTGCAAATAGAATATTATCATTTAATGCTGATATAACTGATGAATGGACTATAAGTAATTTTACCGGAACTAATTACGAAATTATAACTGATGCAACTATCACAAATAATTCAAAAGCTAAATACATAAAGGGTTTGGAACAAATACAGTTTGGTGTTGCTTTGGGAAATATAAAAGAAAAATTAAACGGCTTAGAAAATTCACTTGCAAAAACAGCAAAAATGATTGATAAAGTTGTTAATACATTTGGTGGAAATTCTGATTTAGCAGGAAAAATAACTTCAAAAATAGGATTATTAAAAATAGGTACAAATAATTGGACTATTCCAAAAGTTTTAAAATTATCAAATAACAAACCTGCTAATCGTTCTTTATGGTCAGCAAAATATTTATATGAAAATTATCATTACGGAAAATCATTTGTTTCAAATAATTTTTATGGACAAAAAACAAAATATAATGAAGTTATTATACCTTTTGGATTAAATGATTTTATAAAACTAATAAATAATAGTTATTTTTATACAACAGATGGAAAAGAAGCAAAGGCAACAGAAATAAAATGGAATATAAATTCAGATAAGGCAATAGTATCTTACCAGATAAGAGAACCATATACACATAATTTAAAAGAAACTTTTATTGAAACATAATGGAAAATAAAGATTTTGAAAATATTTTAAAGAATTTTGAAGAATTAAAATTGAATTTATATAAAAATTTATCTGATAATGAAAAAAAATTAAATAATTATAAAACAAAAAACAAAAAAGAATTAGTATTAAAACAATTTTTAAATAATACTATAAAAGATATTAGAGAAAATAAACAAATTGATTTAAGTGGTTTTTTAAATAAAATAAAAGAAATAAATGCCAATAGTAACAACACTCATAAGTAGTAAGATATTTAATCAATTAAATAATGCAGCAAACTTCGGTACTGATACGGGAGATTATTGTAATAATTTAGTAGGTTGTGTTGGAGAAAGATTAAGATATATACAACAAGTAGATGTCGGATGGGGTGTAGCAAGTAGTGATTATAATCCTTTTGTTATTAGTGGAACTGGAACTATAATAACAAGAGGTTCTGGGTATTCATTTTTTACAGATGGATTTTCACAGGGAGATAATATTTATTATGAAACATCAACCGGAACAATAGGAACTGCCATAATATCTACATTGAGTGATTTGCAAATGGTAATTATTTACGACCCCGCTCAACCAGTTATGGCAGATGGAATATATGATTATTCAACACACACTTACGTAAATATACATGGAACAACTCCATTAACATCCTTAATTTATAAATTTGGATTAATAGAAAATTCCGAAAATATAAGTTATAAAAATAAAATAACAAATTCAGACCAAGCATATTATGGTAGTTCTGTAGGGGCTGATGATGGTTACGGCAATAGATTAACAAATGCAGTTACATTACAAACATTAGGAGTCAATAAAGACTGGGTAGTAAATGGAATAGTAACATGTGCATATATATCAACTACAAATTATTTTCAGAGATTTGAAATAATACATGATTTTATTATTCCATATTATAAAGAAGGGGAATTAACTAATTTACAAAATAATCAAATACCTGATTTATTACTTGGTTTAAATTCATTAAAATATATATTTGAACAGGAATTTAGAACTGTTTTAACAAATCCAAATACTGCTAAAAAATTTGCTGTTAATAATTCATTAGGTTGCACAGGATGGTTTGGTGAAAGTTTTAATGGATTTAATAATATTTATTCTATTTATTCGCTTGCATATACTGATTATATTTTAGGAACATCAGTTGACAGTTTACAACCGTCAAGAAAAACAAGAGCAACTATTTTTATTTCAAAAAGTAGCGGTTCATTTAATGCAGGAGATAGAGCAGGAATAATGTTTTCTGTTTTACAAAAATCATCAAATTATGAAAATACAACAACTAATTTTGAAACAAATTTTATTTATGATAATATAATTGCAACAGAAGGTGCTTCTGCGACAACTGGAATAAATGTATTAAAGTTATGTGATATAGATATTATTGCGGGAAAATTAAGAATAATTGTTGATTTTGAATTTTCGACATTACAGCAATTATTAATTAATGATGTAGATGGTTATATTATAGGTGTTTTAATTGCAGATAATATTCCGGTATCAGCTAATAGTGATAGGGTAATGTTATTAGCAAATCTTTATGATAATGAATTTAATTTTACAACTTCAAATGATATTGATAATTTAATAGAAGTAACTGAATGGAAAATATCGAGTCCAGATATGTGGACAAATGCTCCACAATGGACATCTTTAAATAATCATTTTATTGAAGATAATACAAAACATAAAATTAAATTTTGGTTAGATAGAGCATTCCTTAGTTATCTTAATTCCTTACAATTTGGAATAATAGCTTATAATTCAACTACAAATGATTATTTTATTTTAGATAAATATGATTTCGACATTGCAGGAAATTCAATAGTTGATACAGTCAATGATATTCAATATATTACTATTGATGATGAACGAGGTTATAATTTAGCAATTAATAATTTGCTGTTTCAAGATGTAACCTTAGAATATACAGGGAAAATAGCAACAAAGAATTATTATGAAATAAATATAGGACAGAAAATATCATGGCAGGAATGGTTAAAACAAATTGATGCAAATCCAGTTTTTTATGATTCAACAAAAGAACAAAATAACTTAAATAAAAAAGCAAGTGTTTATTCAAATCTTAATGGATATGATATAAAATTCGCATTAATAACAAACTGCAATGGTATTGATAATCTTGGAATAACTGGAATGGGTAATTATATTTTTTTAAATCCTGATAATTTAATATACGAATATAACGAAGTGAGCAGTCTAATAACTTCGGCAATAAAAATATACCACCCCACAACTGCTGTAGATTTGGGAACTACGATAGGAACTAATTTTAATACATTATTTAAAACAACACATACGAAACCATTAGGATTTGGAACTGCAAATTTATGGTATGTTGAACATCGAATCGAAGTATATCATCAATCAGGATGTGATATTTTTTCAATAAATTCTAAAAATACAAACGACCAAAATACTAATAGTCCATTAATTCCATTAACAGGAGAAACAAAATTAAAATTAACATTAGGAAGTGGTACTTTAATTTCGGAATGTTATATTGATTATACTAAATTAACATCAACTAATTATAAATTAAGTTCGAGAATAATAATTGATAGTGAAACATCTGTTTTGGTTTGTATATTAGATGAAGCAAATAATTGCATACAAGATGAAAATGGAAATATTTTATATGAAGAATAATGTTATATAAAAATTTAACCGACACTAATCCTTATCCTTATTTAATAGGACAATTAACTAAATTGGAATGTACTACATTACCAGTAATTCCAGTCATAAATGACCAAACTTTATGTCCGATTGAATGTTGTTATATTGAACCTGTTTTTGCAATAGCAGCAGGAGAAGACTATCAAAATGATAAATCTGGCTTTTTATTTCAAAAATTAATTGTTGCTGATACTATTACAATAGTTTTAGAAAACCCAACAAATTTAGATAAAACAATTACGGATAATACTTATGGTACTTTTTATTCTACATTTACGGTAAAACCTTTATATGTAGGATTTGTTTTAGATTTTCAAAAATGTTTGGCAACTTTAGGAGCTGGTTTATACAGATTAAAGGTAACAAAAGTAATCTTAGGAGTTACGACAATTTGGTATTCGCAATATTTTAAATTAATGCAATATTCAGAAAGAGCAGCAAATGGTACGGTTCGCATGGAATGGTATCAAACAGGAAATATTTTATCAAATGAATTTAATTATGAAGATTTATTAACAGGTGGATGGTATCAGAGCATAAGATTTAAAGGCAATTTATCAAAGAAAATGCCTAAATTAATTACAGATAATTATTTAGATGAAAATTATAAAAAATTACAAATTCAGGATAAAATTGTAAATAGTTACGAAATTGAAACAACTTTTTTGCCAATGTCAATATCAGATAAATTGATATATGATGGATTGCTTGCTAATACAATAAAAGTAAGTAATTTTAATATGTATGCTGAGGAGTTTGTAATACAAAGAGAATTAATTTGCGAAGAAATAATTGAAAAAAAATCTTATATAAAAAACAAAAATAGTATTTTTTTACTTAAATTTGATGAACGATATGAAAACAATATTAAAACAAATTTCTAAAATTTTTATAATTGCGTTTCTTTTGATTAGTTTTAATGGCTTTTCGCAGTTTAAATTTTCGCAGTATCCAAGAATAAATACTCCATTAAATGATAGTTGTTTGTTTTTAATGTCTTACGATACGGCTGGAATGGGAAGTACTGCTAAATATGTTACAAGGTCATTGTATTGGAAATATTTAATTACTAATTTAAACTTAAAATATTGGAGTTTATTAGGAAATCCTGGAAATGCAAGTTATTTTATTGGCACAACAGATGATAATGATTTGGTTTTTAAAACAAATAATTCAAATGCATTGATTTTAAAAAACAACAAAAAAGCATTATTTTACGGAAATTTATTTGGATATTATTCAAATGCAACATTACATTTAACCGGAATATCATCAAATGCTTCCATTGGGTTTGGTTATAGTTTTAATGGAATTGCTAATGATACTGCCATAGCGGGCGGAGGAAGTAAACTCGGTAAACTTTGGGCTGGTGATTCTGGATTTGGATTTCAACAAGCTACGTCTGGCTCGATAGGTTCTGTTATAACATGGGCAGATAAATATTTATATAATTCAACAACCGGCAGGCATGATATTGCAGGTGCAGTAATAGGTTCGGATACTATCAAGGGAGCATATTTAAAAGTATCGGTAATTCCAACTCCAAGCAATGACACTTCTCTCGGAAAAGTAGCGGTAGTTCTTAATAATGGCAAAATAGGCACTATAAATACTTATGGAATCTTAAATAATGCTTGGAATAAAAAAGGAGATGCTGGCACAAATTCAACAACAGATTTTGTCGGAACTACTGATGCCCAAGATTTTTACTTAAAAGCAAATAATGGAAGAACAACAATAAAATTAAATAATAATTCGTCAACGGTAGAAATAGATACAAATACGTCAATTACTGGGGATTTACATATGCTTGGAACATATTCCCAAATTTTATTCAATAGAGGTGGTTGGATTGACAATCCAAATTCTTTTATGAATTTTATTAATTGCAATATGTCTGTTGATTCAGGCACAAGTTTTAATATTCATCAAGTATCAATATTATCACATTATTTAGATTCTATATTGATGATAGGAAATTCCGATTCAACAAAACAAACAAAAATATATGGTATTTATAATAATACTACGGCTAAAAAAGGAAATATACATATAGATTCAGATGGAAGGATATATAGAACAACTGATACCATTCCATTTGACACAACAGCATGCCATGACACATTACATATACGAGTAAACGAGCCATGTAGTAATTTCACTGTAATAGCAGATACGACAATACATAAAGGCTTAACTGATTTAGATTCATTAAGGATTTTAAGTACACCTCAATATGCAAATAGCGATACCACTAACAATAAAGATCTTATCTGGGATAATGTAAGTAAAAAAATTAAAGTAAGGAGTGCAACAGAAAGTTTAGATTGGAAACTTGCAGGTAATACAGGCACAACCGCAGGAACAAATTTTATTGGCACAACAGATTTACAAGATGTTGTTTTTAAAACTGATTCTATTGAACGAATGAGAATTTCTGGAGATAGTGGTTGTGTAAATATTACAGACTATAAAAACGAAACAATAAAATTTCCATTAACTATTTCTGAAAATTTTTCTGATACAATAGGTGGCACTGGTTACGTTCAATTAGCTTTGGAAATGAAAAACAGAACACCGGGAGCAACGGCAAAATGGTTAAATACTGTTGGTACAGATGCTGACGGTGCATTTTGTATTTATAAGAATATGTGGTTTAATAATCCACCTAATTCTGGTGGTAGGTTACATTTCTATAATGCGGGAGCGGTAGGTGGTTCATTAATATTTGATAGTAGCGGAAATTTACAATACAATTTTGTGCCAACATTTCCAAGTGGTCATGGTCTTCCTTGCTTTAATTTAAAAGGCAATGGAGATGATATGTTGCTTTCAAATTGGCGAATTGCAGGAAAAGATATATTTCAAAATTGCCCCGTAGTTGCTGGTAGTGGACTTGGAACAGTAGACAGATTAACGATAGGTAAGAAAAGCACAGGCGATATTTTTTGGGGAGCAGATGCGACCTTAAGTAATCCATTTACTGCATTTGGAGTAAACGGAAATACATATTTACAACTTACTGTTGGAGATAATGACACAAATTCAGCTTATATGGGTGGTGCGCATATTAGGGGATTTGGTAGAAATGGTTATTCAAGTATGTCGGGTTTATATTTAGAAGGGTATGTTGCTTCAACAACAGTAAACACTGCACCAACAAAAATAAGAAGTTGGAAGAGTAATGGTAGTACAGGAGCAGCAGCAGTAGCAGCAGCAGAACCTTTAGTTGCAATTCAAAACGGCACTACATCGGTAATGACAATTAATGGTAGCGGAGGAACAGTAACAACTGGAAATTTAACAATTAATGGACCTCTATCTGGAGTAACTAATATATCAATGAATGGAGCAGTAACCGGTGCAACTAATTTAGTTACGACGGGAGACATAACATCAGGAGGAGCTTTAAGTGGAACAATGCTGATATATACAGATACTAATGTTTGTCCTTCACCTGCCATAGGCTTTTCTACCGACTATCAAGTCGGACACTATAAAACAACTGCTTATAATAAAAATGGTACTTTAAAATATTGGTACGTAGATTTATGGGGAACAAGTGATACATTAACCCCGTCGGCAATTCCACCAACAGTTTCAATTAAAATAACTCCAACAACAACAACACCATATTATAAAGAAGTAGTAACCTTTAATGCAGTCGGAGCAACTACATATACATGGAGTAATGCTGCAACCGGAAGCACTATAACCGTTCAACAAACGACGACAACTACATATACAGTAACGGGAACTTGCGGAGGAGGAACTAATACGGCGACAGTTGTATTAACACAATGTGATACTTGTTTAACAGCAAGTATGATTGCTGGATGTGATTTATGGTTGAGAGGGGATAGTGCAAGTATAACTTCTGGCAAAGTAAGTACATGGACAGATTTGTCTGGTAGCGGAAATAATGCAACGCAAGTAACGGCAGGAAATAGACCTACGCAAGTTGCAGGAATTTTCAACGGACATTCGTCTATTCGTTTTGATGGCGCAAGCAATACATATATGACCATAAGCCCATTGGTACAAGCGCAACCATATACATTGTTTGTCGTGCATATATCGAGGTATCAAGCAAGTTCTGCAAGAGAAATGTTAAATGGTTTAAATAACGCAGAGCCAAGAGTTGAGGTAAATTGGGGCGGTGCTTCATCGAGTATTGATATATGGGCTAATTCAGCTATTCAATATACAGTTGCAAATTCAGACTATACAGCAATAAACTCTTTTATTTACAACACAACTTCATCCACTATTTATGAAAACGGCACAAGTGTAGCGACGGGTGATATAGGAACAGATAATTTAACTGGATTAACAATAGGTGTCTACTATGACCATTCGGCGTATTGGTATAAAGGAGATATCGGCTTTATAATTAAATATAATAGAATCTTAACAACTGCCGAAAGACAAGCAGTAGAAAAATGTTTAAGTGGCTATAGTAACATAGCATTAACTTATTAATTAATAAAAAACTAAAAATTTAAAAATATGAAAAAAATAATTTTAATTGCAATAATTTTAATTGCAGGAATAACAGTAAAATCACAAAATTGCGATTCTAATTACGTTAAGGAGGCTTTATCTAACCCTGTAATATTGGACGAGACCGTGAATGGTATTCATTGGGTGGTAACTTTTGAAAATATTACTAATAATTACGATCCGAAAGTTTTATATATGATAATATATGTTAAAGTTAAAACAACGGATTCAAACGGCAATGAAATAAATTATGCCAATATTCCTACAGCATTTCAGATAAGCAGGGAAGATATGTTTAGCATAACGTGCAGTGGATTAATAAACAAAGAAAACATCAAAAAACTTGAAAAACAAGCAAGAAAAATATATTTAAAGAAATAAACAATGATAAAGGTAATTATATTTTACTTGGCAATCGGTTTATTTGCAGGAGCAGCGGGAGGAGCAATTTATTTAAACACAAAAGACATTATTTTAAAATACAAAGAAAATAAAGAAAAGAAAAATAAATTAATTTTAAATAAACAAAATTATGATAAAACAAGTAATATCAAATGAAATAGCCGATGTATTTATAAGTAAATATGGGCTAAAAGAAATTATCAATAAGGATATTCCTAACGATACAATTATTGAAAAAAAACTAAAAATATCAGACCGTTATGATTTAATAATTACGGTTGAACAAGTAAATGATACTACATTTAGAATTACTATTGTCATTTATGATAATTTAAAGAAAGATAATTTTTTATTTTTAAACTTAAACTTTGTAACAAATGTTATAAAGAAAGGATTAATAAGCATTTTGACAAACTTTTTTGTTAGAATAATTATAAATAGAATGTTTAAAAAACTCAGAAATAATGAATATTAATTAAAAATTATATGGCAAAAGAAAAAATTAAAACAGATTCCGAAAAATTAAAGGAATTAATGAAATGGGTTAAAAAAACTTATATTCCATTTTATAAAAAAGATAATATCTGGATTAATAAATATTATCCAAAGGCAAGAAATGCGGTTAAAACAATTCCACCGCCGCCACCACCACCTGTGCCACCAATACCAATAGGATAATACTTTTAAGTAAAAAGTGAAAAGATTAAAACAAATAATGAATGTACCACAAAATACAATGAATTGGATTCAGTGTATTCTTATCATTGGTGTTTATTTTTTTCAAATAATAAAAGCCAATGTTAATGATATACCGAAAATGAAAGAGGATATTAAATTAAAAGTTAATAAAGAGGAGTTTGATTCTAAAATGTGCCAAAAAGCAAGTATTGATATGTTAACAGAAATAGCTAAAACAAAAGTTGATAAAGAAAAATACGAACTTGATATGCTAAAGTTAACAAATCTTATAGAAAAATCAACAAGAAGAACAGATAAAGTTTTAGGGGCACAGGAAAGGTCGATGAAATATAATGATAGTGCATATAATAGCGCTATTAATAAATATAATATTGCAGCAAGTAAATATGACACTATTGTTACCAAATATAGTGAAAATAAGAAAGTTGGCAATGTTATTTTATCTTATTAATTTTTATTTTTATGTTTTTATGGGATATTTTGCAATAAAAATCATTAGTACTTTTTAATAATAAAATTTGGTAAAAAATAATAATCTTTAAATGATATTTTTAGTTATTATAATAGTAATTATTTCATTATCAATAATAGCAACGTTATTAGTTATTGGTAGTTATTTATTGTTTCTTTTTAAAAGATACAAAAAAGACAGAATGTTGAGAAAATATAAATACAGAATAGAAATTTAATATTATTATTATTTTCGTTTTTATTTTAAAAATTGTAAATTTGGAAATTACTTACAATTAAAATTAAAAATATGAAAACAGAAGCACGTATATTTTCATTAAAATGGAAAGATGCAGCAAAAGGTTTGATAGTGGCTATAATAACTGCCTTACTAACCGGAACATTAAATGCAATTCAAAGCAATACGCTTGAATTTACCTGGATATTTTTCAAGCCAATAATAATATTTTCAATAGGCGCAGGAATAGCCTACATAATAAAGAATTTTTTAACTTCAAGCGAAGATAAATTTTTAACATCTGAACCGAAAAATACACCGGAACAAAATGCAACGGTACGAAAATAATTATATTTTATGAATATTAAAAAGAGTATATCAAAAATATTTGATGCTTTTTTGGTAGATACTGATTGGCAAATAGGAAAAGGAAAATTTAATGAATCTGATTTAATTGAAGAAGAAAAAGTAATAGAAGAATATATTTGCTTAAGATTAATTGATTTTAATAAAATTAAAAAACAAACTATTTTATTGGCAATTTTAAAATTAAATGAATCAAATTCAAATTAAATTTAGGGCATTATTTATCTTGACAATTTTTGTCATTTTTATTTATTCTTGTAATGTAAATAAAAGATGCCCCGCAATGGATATACGTAAACCTCACGCTGTAAAACATGATTTTAAAAATTAGCTATGAATATACTTTTAAAAAGAAATTTTCATAAAGAACTATATACAATCGGGGCTTTCAGTATAGGTAATGAATATATCTGCGACTCATTAGAACTTCCAAAGCCGATTCAAGCCGGAACTTATGAAATTGAACTAAGATTTTCTCCGACATTCAAACAGACAATGCCATATTTAAAGAATGTACCGCAACAACATGATATAATGATACATATAGGCAACTCAATACATGACACAAAAGGTTGCTTGTTGGTTGGAAAAAATACAATCAAAGGTAGATTAACCGAAAGCACTAAATATTTTAACATTATCTTTGAAAAAATAACCTGTGCAATATCTAATGGTGAAAGAGTATTTGTAGAAATACAAGATTAAATCCCTTTATTTCTTATTTTTAAGCCCCACAATCAATAATATTTCTTTTTCCGAGTTATACCTTGTTTAAAAATTGCGTTCAGGAAATAGCTTTATTTTGAGTTTAAATGATATTACGACGAATTCGACGTAATTAAAAACAGATTATTTATACTTCCTTTTCACCCTATTAAGCCATTTTTGCAAATTATCAATATTTTTTATTGGATAACGGGCAGTTAATTCTTGCGTATCTCCTCCGGTGGTAATTGTGCTAATTATTGTAATATTTACACTACGAGTTGATTCGCATTCCGTAAACATAATTGTATCGCCGTCATTATCCTTTAAAATATGGTTTTCTACTTCTTTTTTTATCATAATTGTCTTTTTCATATTTTATTTTAGTTATTTAAAGTTTATTTATTTGGTCGGAAACTGTACCGTTTTTATTTAAGTGTTTCATAATATTTTGATTTTATGTTGGTATTATATTTTTTTAAAGCAGTATAAAATTTTTTCCAATTAGTTACCTGTCTACTATTTGATGTTCATATATATAAGCGTTTATTAATGTTTTTATTGCATTAATAGTGTCTTTGATTACTAAACTATCTTCGCAATCCATATATGCAAAAAAATCATTAGAACTACCGATAAAAATCTTATAGCATTTACTTACTTTTATATTTGTATCAATCGTAATTGTTATAGGGCTGGGTCTTTCGTAGATATGTATATAACAATAATAATCTATCTTTGAACGATTATTTTCATTTATATTAGTTGTATATTTTTGCGAAAAACCTTGTAATCCGCAAAATAAAAATATTAATAGTAATTTTTTCATAAGTTTAAAATTTAGTTAGTTGTTTATTTTAATTTGCAAAAAACCACATAGAATATTTTATAATTTTATCTTTAATATCTTTTCTATACCAATCTCCCCACAACCAATATTTTTTTTTCTTGGATTTTTTGTTTTTATTTCTTTATTTGTTGAACAATATATTTTTTTCATAGCTTAAAGTTTATTTAGTTTTTTTATTTTTTATCAATCTTAGATTCAGGATATTTATCTTGAATTAATCTCCACCGTTCTAAACTCATTTCAACAACTGCTATTCTATTGTTTTTTTTGTTTTCAAAAATAGCATGGTCTTCATTAAGAATGTCAATTATTAATTGCCTTTGATAACAATTATCAGTATTTGTTTCAAGCCAGATTATTAGTTCGTCAGTTTCCATAGTTAAATCATTTCAATAATCTTTTTAAATTTTTCTTTTGTTCAACTTTTGTAAATTTTTCAAGTTCTGATATTAATTCAAGTATTTTTTCTTTTGATGGTTCTGGTAATTTAATTTTATTAAACGTATTTGCTCCAAGATTAACCTGTTGCGGATGACAATCTGATATTAATTGAAGCATGAGTTCCATATCAAAATCCATGATAGGTTCACAAGTAACATAAGTTGGCATAAATTGAGATATTTTATTCATTGCTATTGCTCTTTGAAATACATCAGGAATATCAATAAAATTACTAATATTGTATTTTCTATTTGTTTCAATAGTTGTACAAAAAACCGATTTAAGACTAAATAATGCAATATCAGAATAATCATTTAAAAATCTTGATGGATTTTTGCTTTGAAAAAAATATTTATTATTAAATTTATTGCAATGTTTTAAAATATCTATTATCCATTTATCATTAATGTTTTTTGCAAATAAATCATTTTGTGCAACTACAAAAATAAACTTATTACTACCTAAATCATCCGTTAACATTTCATTACATAATCTTGGTTCTCCGCTATATTTTTCTTTTAATATAGGATAGTAAAATTTTTGTGTTGAACAATAAATACATTTATGAGGACATTTCCCTGCTAATGGATTCCACGTATCTGTAATGAATTGATACATATTACTATGGTCTGTTACTTTATTAAGTGCCATAAATTTTATTTTAAATATAAAATATCAGTTACAAGTATTGCTATTGCTATAAAAATATAAACAAATAGCATAAATATTACTAATGGAATTCTTAATATATATTTCATATTATTTTCTTTTGATTAAAATTTTCCCATTCATACAACCACCAATTTCATTTGAATTTATCAAAATATCAACCGTATTCTTTATTCGTTTATTTAAGCAATCCCGAACTATAAATTTACCGTCAAAAATAAAAGTTCCAAATACTTCAATGGTATCGTTGTAATTTATTCTATTTAATAAATCCTGACTAACGGCAATAGTTTTGTCCTTATAAATAGTCTTAGGATTGATTTTAAAGCCCGATGAAGTTAAATAAGGCATTTCATCAGTTTGACTTTTTAATGCCTTATACGTGCTTATTTTAACTTGTAGGGTATCAAATTTGGCTTTATTTTGAATTACAGGAGTATTTTTTGGCTTTACTTCATCTTTTTTAAAAAAATAGCAGACTAAAGTTGCAATAATTATTCCCAAAAAGAAAGCAAAATAAGTTAATTTAAAACTTTGTTTCCGGTTTACTTTTCCGTGTTTATCGTATAGGTTCATATTTTTATTTATTTTATAAAAGTTTTAATATATTCCATAAATCCTTCAAATGAAGGTTGTTTATGTGTCCAAATTTCTTTTGTTTCTTTATAATTAGAATTAAATCCTAAATCAAAATCATGTTTACTACAAGGTGTGTAGTATTCTCCCGATTCAATTAAATAAACATTAACACATTGTTTAGTACTATCATTATAGCAATCTTTTTTGTAAGAGTAAAACAATACATCTAAAATAATAATAGTTGTTCTTGCTTCTTTTTCTGTTATTTTTTTATTTGTCTGAGAATAACAAAAATTTATTTCCATTATTAAGGTTAAGATTATTAGTATTTTTTTCATAGTTTAAAATTTAGTTAGTTGTTTTATTTTTTTCCTGCAATTATAAATATATATACTTGCAGGAAATTGATTTATTGCAATTAAAAAAGTTCTTCATCCTGATAATCATTTAAGTAATTATCAACAATAAATATAAAATCTTCAATGGTATAGATAACATTAACTTGCCATCCATTTTCTGATAATTGGTTTAAAAACTTATTTTGATTATCTGTAGTTTTATTTTTTCCGTATTTTAATTCGATTGCTAAGCCACAAAAAATTTTATCTACTCCTTTAAAAATAAGTATATCGGGGCAACCGGACTTAATGCCGAAAAGGGATACGAACCAACGTTCATACGTACTTCTACGGCTTTCATTTGGAGAATGATGAACAAGTACATTAGGGTATTTAAACTTCATATACAAAATACATTGAATCTGCAAATGAGTTTCTGGCTTTAAATACTTAAAATATGGATTGCGAGTTATTTTTGAATAAAATACTTGCAGGTGATTAACAAATTCCTTATCTTTTATTTCAGGAAAATCGTAATTTATTTTAAATGATTCTTTATTTTTCATTTTCTTGTTTTTTTAATAAAATCTAAATTAATCCCAAGAGGGTAAATCAATATCTGTTATACTAATATTTAACGATTCTACGCTTACTAACGACGTAAGTTGCTTTATTTTTTCTTCTGAAACCCATTTCGAATTCAACCTGTAATGCAAGGTATTTCCAAAATATCTTGTAGTTATTTTTTTTAACGAATAACTTCTTTTTGTTTTTGAATCAAAATAAGGATATTTATAAAGTTCCTTATTAATCCAAACAAAAAGTATATTTTCAAAATATAAGCCGTATTTTATTTTCTTCATTATGTTAAAATTTGTGTAAAAATAATATTAATATTTGTGATATGCAAATTTATTTTTAACAATCTTATTACATAAACACACTCGTTAGTCGCCATACCTCCACTACGATTTGACTTCATTTAAAATTTTTTTCACATCAATTAAACAAATTGTGAGGCGTAATCTCGCTGAATCATACCATTCCATTTTTTTAATATCTACGTCATCAACTGCCTTTTCAAACAATTTCTTTAATTGCTCAGACTCTTTTTCCCAAGAGTTAATTAGTTCTTCTATTTTTGCTTTCATAATATATTGATTAAAAATTTTAAATTCCCGTCAAACCTGCCAACAATGGCGACTAATGGATTTTGTGTTTGCTAACGCCTTATAAAAAACGTGCTAAATTTCCGTTTCGGTACGTTCGACTAACAATGTGTTTATGTTATTTGACCGTGCCATTTATTAACAGTTTTTTATCCTTGTTGTTTGTCTAAATTTTCATTAATAATTTCGCCCTCGCTAATCTCCTTCCAAACATACCCCCACCCACATTCATATTCTTTTACTTGTTGACAATTTGTTATTTCAAATATATCGCAATTACCACAATCATCTGGTTCTTGCTCAACCAATTTATATTTTTTATTTTTAATAGTTATAATTTTCATAAACCCTCCGTTAATTATTAATTCCATTTAGTCAAACAACATAAACACAAAATCCATTATGTTCAATAATTTATATTTAAAATAAAAAGCCTACGCACCACGTACTAATTCAGCTTTGTTACCATAAATAGTTACTCTATTACCGTCTTTTCTTGGCGTTAAATCCTTCTTTAATTCAAAGCCGTGATAAACTGGCTCAGGCATATCAAACATCTTGTAAACGGTAATTTTATCAATTGTAAAAGCCCATCGTTCATCTTTGATAGTATCACCAATTTTGAACTTGGCATTTGTTAAAGCATATTCTCTATACAAGTTGCTTTTACTCACTTCAAAATGTTTTTCAATTTCCTTTAGTTTTTCTAAATAAGTTTCTTTTTCCATCGCTTTTTTTATTTTAAATATAAATTACTGCCTCACACACAAGCCTACGCACCAACATAACACAGGCTATAAGCAATTCTTTCCATCGCACAGGCTACGCTCAACTGCTCATAGCCTCGTCCGTTAACCGCCATACCTCTGCAAAGCGGTCAACCGGTTTGCTAATATCTGTATTTACAGTTTATACAAGTTCCCATTTCAGAATACATTGTAGCCGTACACAACATATCAAAGCTGCAAACCTTAACTTGACCGCCCTCTTCAATGGCGGTTAATGGATTTTTGTTTAGCTTTCGCTGATGAAAAAAGTACAGTGTGTGTAGGAACGTGTACCCAACATACAGATTGAAGTAATTTGATACACCTGCAATATATAATCTTTTTTTTCATCCCTGTACTTCTTTATTATTT